AGCTCAGATTTATTCTTATTGATGACTCTGTGCTGTCGCACACCACGCGTATGGATGCACCAGTTCGTTAGCTATGGCTTTCGCCATGCGCTAGATGAACTAGGATGGCAAAAGAACAGTTTGGAAGAACTCTCTGTTGAACTTGGTGAGTTCGGCTTCATCCCACAATGTGGAGAAGTAGAACAAATGTACAAGAAACCCTGGAGTGCTATAACTACTTGCAACAAAGACACAATTGGATTACTTTATAGTATCTGTGTTGCTGTGCGACCAAAGGGTAGCGCTGAATGGACATATAAGTACCACTATGCTCAACACGACCATACGCAACAAGAGCGCAACTTCCGCACAAATGTTCATGACCCACGCTTTCAGAGCTTGTGTGAAAGAACATATGAGAGATACGCGGATACAACTATTGACGCAACAATCACATTGCGCTTCACTATGTGCAAGTACACGACTCCTTCTTCCTATTTATTGAAGAACGTGTTCACTGTCACTACAGAGCGCCGTGCAAAACTTTCTATGCTAGAAACAGAGGCAGTCGAAGCCCTAGTCTCTATGGCAGGAATACTTGTACAAAGTGGCGAAGTTGGCAAAATGGAGTACCCGTCATGGTTGCATGAAACGCAGCCACCAGCCTTTGTCGATGAAACGTCTGATGAAGAGGAATACAAGGAGGATGATCCTAATGTCATCCAGATCAAGTGGCGCCAAGAGCATGAGCGCAAACTCGCACAAATGCGTAAGAAGAGAGGTAAACCAGTTGTTAAGGTTGTTGAAACGATTCAAAATCGTTTCGCATTTCCAACGGTAGATCCACCCATTAGACGAACAAAACCCGATCGCACTTGGTGGCAGTACACCTGCATGATTGCTAAAGAGATCACTGCAGGTTTTCTCTTTTGCCCATATTGGATTTGTCACGTTATTTTTACTGCTTGGCATCGTTTTGTTGTGCGCACATGCGTTCGGTTGGGGATGGGTTTTATGGCCATCTTCCTACCTAATGAGTGGGCCCGCACCTCAGCGCAGGTCGTTCAAATGACCTTTACCGAGATTATGGACCAATATGATAATATGGACATTGAGACTAAAATGGCCATGATCGAATGCAAAATTGCACTACATAGCGCCTATTGGTTACTTAAGGGTAAGCCAAACAATGCATTGGAACATACGAGTTATTTGTTTTTAACAAGACCCATTGGCCCAATTAATGTTTTAACTAACCTTGGTGTAGCCACCTGGTCTTGTGTGGATGTTATCTCGCACTCGACGATTGTAGTCGAAGGGCGCAAGTATACGGTACATGCTGACGAACTCAACCGCCTTTGTAGGATGAGTGACCACGGTGTGCCTATAGACCCGAGTACCATCACTACTGTTTTGGATGTTCAAGCCGGTGAGCTCGAAGCTCTTACCAATAATGTTTCTTCATTATTGGCTAACTTTAAACTTGCGGGTATGAGCACTAAAGACATTGAGCTCGCAAACAAGCAGTACGCATTCGTGCGTGCAACGCAGTCCGACGCCAACAGCAAAGTTCAATTGGCTCATGTCATTGCACGTTTAGCTTGTCGTACAGCGTTCGGTTATGACCCGTGTGATGCGCCTTTTATGTTGTTTTCCAATGATATTATTGAAATTGGTAAAGACATAGATGCCGTTGCGTTTAAGCGTGTTACCATGGCGGGTGATAAAGTGCTTATGGAGACTTGTCTCAAATTGCATAAAGCATCACAGAAAATAGGCGGCTCTGTCAGGTTGTGTTCCATACCAAACTGGTTGGTCACCTATTATCGTGATCATCATCGCACAATTACTGAATTGGCGACCCTTGCCACTCAAATGTTGCGTGGAGCTAAGCAACGTCCAGAACCAGTGTGTGTTCTTTTCATAGGAGCACCAGGTTCGGGTAAGAGTCCGTGTGTGGATTACCTGCTTAAAGCCGTTTCACGTATTGATGGGGCTGAGTATTCACCAGAAATGATGTACCTCATGAACGATAGTAAGTATTGGGCTGGGTATGGAAACCAAAAGTTTGTTGTTGGTGATGATATTTTTAAAATCACTCAGGCAGAGAATTTGGCTAGTACCGCCAATAAGCTTATTGATATGATCAACACCAATCCAATGAACCTGGATATGGCTGGTGTTGAAGAGAAAGGTGTCACTTTTTTCGATTCTGCATATGTCTTTCTTACCACAAACTACGGTGAAGACAAGCACTTTGATGAGATCGCTTGGGCGGTTAAGTTAAAGGACCCACGTGCATTACAAAAACGATTTCACCTGGTTTTGCATAGAAACGAAGCATCAGCTGCTGACGTGCGGAACAATTTGTACACAGTTGACAAGTGTGACACTTTTCCCCACCTCGTCGGACGCCAACTCCACCCAGTCGAGATAGCACGTCTCGTTGCACAAATGCGAACAGAAAGGGATGAGCGGCGTAACGCTCAACAGCTGACACCAGACGCAATAGATGCGGAGTTGGATGCGCAGCGCGTTCCGCGTGCGGGTGGACCACAGTACGATCCAGCTGCGCCTTTTGAGGCAGAGTCGGGTCCTGATGATGTGACAGACTCACGCAAACCACCCGATGCAACTGAATGGGTCATGAAAATTGCCCCCTTGCAGCTCACGGAGTGGTCCAAATCACCGGAGTTCAAGTACCACATGCTGGGCTTGGGCTTGTTGGTCCTTCTGATTACAGTCCCAGCGCTCTTGTACAAGTTCATGCCTGTGGATGAAGAAGTCGAGACGCAGTCGGTTTGGTCTTCTGATCCAAACAAAACGCCCTCACGTACTAGTGGAGCTACTCGTTGTTCACAACGCAGTCTCAGTTTCACCAGACCAGTCCATGACGATATGGGAGCCGGCTACTCAAGTGTGCCGCACCACAAATTCGAAAAACATGTTTCATTTTGTGATCCGATCTCCGCCATGGAAGAGTTTCAGAAACAGAGTGCAGAAGTCGACTTCTACACGTGTCTTACCAAGACACTGGCAAAAGGCGTTTTGTACATTGAAATTTGGTTTGCTGGAGCTTGGGACAAGCGCAAGATGACGATAGCTTTCCACATCCGTGATCGGCTCATCATTTTGCCAGCACATTCAATTGCTCCATACTGCATACCCCAAAAAGGTCCATGCATGATGGTGCACGTTGACGGCACTGATTATGACGTTGAGGTATTCCCCGACGTTATTAGAGTCACCAATGAAGACATAGCAGTTTTCATGTTACCCACACACATACCCATGCCCAAAGCACTTTTTAAGTACATGGCTAAGGCTGGTGCGCAAACTGAGATGGCCCCTACACAGGAGGTCTATCAAATTGGTATAGGTGTAGATCGTCGTGTCACAATTCGTTCATTGATGCGTATCCCAAACCTGGGAGCTGTTAAATACGAAGTTGCAAACGAAGTTATTCTAATGCAGCAGCCTTTTTCGTATATCGGAGATTGCCGTAAGGGGCATTCTGGCTGTCCATCAGTTGTTGAAACACCAAAAGGACCTGTCATTGTAGGAATGCACGTCGGTGTTGCGGGCAAAGGTAAGGACGTAGGTATTTCCGTCACGTTGTGCCAAGAGTGGGTTGAAAGTTTCTTTCAGTCTTTCGATACCCAGTCTGGAACGACGTCCAAGGTCATACTTAGACGCGTTGCGCCAGAGTTGGCCAACAACATACCGCGCTTTTCGCGAATCAAGCCATCCGCAATTTGTGGTTGGTTTGGTCCACCTAAGTATATTCCTGTTCGTTTCACACCATTTGAAAAGGATGGTGAGATGATTGACCCATTACACCTAGCTTTGTCCAAGATAAGTCAAACGTCATTTGTGTACACTGTACCATATGATGACACGAGGTTCCTTGCATGGTTTAAGTTGCAGTATCCGCGGGATCCGAGAGCACGAGTTCTCACATTTGATGAAGCACTTAATGGCGTACCAGAGTACGGCATCCCATCAATCGTGGCCAGCACTTCCCCTGGGTACCCCTATTCGTTGCACGCCAAGAAAGGTAAAGCACCTTACGTTGTGCAGGTGGACGGTCGTCTAACCTACAACGAATCGTTTCTTCGCGAGCTCGAGCAAATGGAGCGCCAGCTTTTAGCCGGCCGTCAGATTGAAGTCATTTGGGCAGACACTCTAAAGGACGAGACCAAGGAAGTGGATAAAGTTGCCGCAGGCAAAGTTAGACTCTTCAACAGTTGTCCGTTACACTATCTCATACTTCAAAGGAAGTACACGGTCATGCTTAACCAACACATGGCTACAAAATGTGTGGATGGACCAGTTGCTATTGGCATCAATCCCCATGGCCCGGATTGGACCATGCTTGGTAAGCGAATTAACCGATTTAACAAGTCTGTTGTTGCTGGAGACTTCGAGCGTTTCGATAGCACTCTCTCTGAGCCTTTAGGGCGCACCGACCTGAAGTTTACTAATTGGTGGTACAATGGTACGGAGCAGGAGGACCGCGTTCGTGAGTTGCTTCAGGAGCATTTGTGGTGTTCCACCCACATTTGTGGGCAAGATATCTACATCAGCAAGGATTCCAATCCTACTGGTCAAGGCAATACTGGTAAGTACAACTCAACGTGTAGTTCAAAGGCGACCTTTGATGTCCTAACTAAGGATTTAGGGCTGTTGGAGTCTGAATTTGAGCTGTCGGTTTACGGTGATGACAACATCATTGGCATTGATCGTGTTGGTGTGCGTTGCTCAGACCTAGCGCCGCACTATTTGCGGCGTTTTGGGATGACATACACACATTACACTAAATCACGCACTAATGATCCATGTGATACACTCGAAACCGTCAGTTACCTTGGTCGTGCATTTGTGTGGCGTGATGCGCACATTGCAGCTCCTAGACCATTGGACGACATTGTAGAGTCCACGTACTGGACTAGAGGTAACGATAGGCAGTGTGTCGCTTTTAACAGCACTTGCTTAAACTATTTCCTCGATCTCTCACACTACGATGAGGCGACCTTCAATCTTTATGGAGATAGACTCATGCAGGAGATCAAAGAGGCAGGGTTGACGCAAGCATACGAGTACCTCGTCAGGGTCAGGAAGACTTATTACGAGTACCACGATCTGAAGTACGATCCACAGCATGCTAAGAAGTTAGCTTTTTATATGCGCGGTGACACGTCAAAGTGGGCAAATCCGATGCAACCAGAAATTAACGTTGCAGTTGATTTTGAGACTCAATCGGGTAACGTTGAAGATGTTAAAGTTTCAGAGAACAGGGAGTTCACAGAAAGAGCTGCCAATGAAGCAGGCCCCATGCAGGACACACAATTGGCGAATTACAAGGATGTGGCACCCGTTGGTGTTGGAGCTATGGACCAAGCAACTTTGCTTGGACCACAACAGACGTTCAACACAGAGCGATTCACATTAGATGACATTATTCAGCGAGAGTTCCAACTCACGTCGTTCACCTGGTCAGCATCTGATGCACAGGGTACCGTCAAAGCAACGTACGACTTTCCAAATGTCTTATTCCTTCAAGCCTTTATTGCAGAGAAGATCAAAGACTTCAGGTACTTTCGAGCAGCTATTCAGGTCTCGATACGTATTGTGTCAAATAAAATGCTCTACGGTGTTCTTATGGCGTACTATTGGCCAGTGCTCAGTGCATTGCACATTGCACCGGCTAATGTTAAAAACGCGTCGACGTGTCCACACGTTCTCGCATCTGCAAGTGCAGGTGACACAATGGTCTTCAACATTCCCTTCGTTTACAACGAAAGGGTTCTAGACCTCACCAACTTCCACACAAATGGAATGGGCACAGTTTACATCCGAGTGTTGAACCCGCTAGTGGATATTCTTGGAGAGTCTAGTGTGGCACAAGTCTTTGTCACTGCACGTTTCCGCGACGTTGAGTTGTATTATCCTCACGACTCAACGGGCTCTACTCTTTCAACGCAAATTGCCAGCAGGTACATTGAGAAAGAGTTTGAGTTACACAGTGGGCATGTTGGAAAAGCCCCAGGGCGCAAAGTGGGCAAATCTATAGCGCTTAAAGGTGCAGAGGCGCGTAACAAAATTGACGCACATACCATTTCTGCCACGAAGACCGTTAAGAGTATGCTTGATTCAGGGCTTGAGAGCCTGAATTTTGTTTCAAGCTTTGTAACAGGTGCAGCACAAGCGGCAGCACCCCTGATGGCAATGGCAGGTTTGTCTAAACCAAAGACCACTGATGCTGTGTCTATAATGAAGGTTAAC